ATGCTTACTGCGTTCAGCACTGGCGGAGAGATGTTCCAAAACTTGATGGTCCTCATACCCGGATTCGGTCCTGCAATTGTAGCCGTATTTGGAATGTTCTTTTGGCCTCCTCTTGCTATGATCGCATTTAGTCGCGCAGACTTCTCGGAAGCTTCCGAGATCTACTTGAAGGCAATTCCGTTTGGGGTAGGAAAGACACTCTCGACCGCGTTCGCGAAAACCGATAAGTTTGCAACAAAATTCGCAGATAGATTCGGAGAAATCAAGGAACAGTCTAAAATTGCGTTTGGAAGGTTGAAGGAAACCTTGAATGAAACAAAGGCTGGCATTGAAGCCAAGAACCCAAATTTGATAAAGACGCTTCGAAACAAGGCAGATGTGATTAGCACAAAGGCCATAAATAGACTAGAGTCGGAGACCGAGAAGGCAAAAGACGGATTTGATGCGTCTGATCTCGGAAGTGCCTTTAACGCGGACCGAGAACTCGCCCGCAATTCGGTTCCTCCACCTCCAAAGGCACCATATGTTCCCGGAGCGTTTTCTTCTTCGCGCAAAGCTTTACCGCCAATCCCGGCTAGAAAGCGAGGCGGTAGTAAGAGACTTTCAACAAAGAAACGTAGTAAGAAGAATAAGACATGGAGGAAAACAAAACGAACCAAATCCGCGAGGCGCTGAAGCAGTGGATTGCTCACGACGATAATGAGCGACAGATCCGTAATCAAATCAAGGAGATCCGTGAGAACAAGGCTGCTCTTTCCGCAACCATCCTGGAGTACATGCGCGAAAACAAGGTAGAGAACTTTGCTCTAGAAGTTAGTGGCGGCAATATCTCGCGGAGTGTTCGCACGTCTCGTCCTCCTCTGCGTCGCGCCGAGTTGCGTACCAAACTTCTTATGACATTTGCTGATGAGCCTCAGAAGGTCGCAGAGTTCTTGAGGTCCATTGAAGGAATTCACGAAGGCGAGGACAACATGTCGGCAGGTGGAACGCAAAAAGAACTCCTTATGCGCCGCATCCCGCGGACCAAGACCACCCTGTCTCTCTCTACTTAATTACGCCTGAAAGTGTAGAATTGATGCCCGTGCTGCAAACTGCTCGGCCTGCTTCTTTGTCGATGCACTTCCCTGTCCAATCATCTTTCCTTCATGAATCACCTCCATCGTATACTGTCCATTCACGCACGATGCCATATGATACGTGGGAGTCTGGTGAAACATAGACTGATACAACTTCTGAAACTGCTCCTTGAAGTTCCGATTGTTCATCAGTAACTTCGGAATATCAATATACATCTCCACGAGCGCAACAATAAAGCTATACACGATCTTGAACTCATAGTTCGTGTCTATCCACATCGCGCCAATAAACGCTTCTAGAATATCCCCCAACTTCTTTGTGTTGGTTCTTCCAGCACAAATATCTTCATTGTGTCTTGAAATCACATAGAACTTTGCAAGACCAATCCTCTCACTCAATCTGCCAAGTGTCTCATTGCATACAATCTCTTTCTTCAAATCGGTTAGGAATCCCTCGTTCTCGTCAGGGAATCGCTGGAACAAGTAGGTCGATACGCATGCTCCAAGGACCGAATCGCCCATATGCTCAAGACGCTCATAGGAATCATCAAAGAGTTCCAAGCAATCGGACGGACGAGGCGCAAGAGTCGTGGATTCACCTGCTGGAGTCGTATAATCCTTACGCTTCACATACGACGAATGAATCATTGCCGTCTGGAAATTTGACGAGTCTCGGATTGTCATCGTATCACACCGGTGTTTCTCCAGAATCGCTTGAATGTCCGTTTTGGCAAACAAGCGATTCTTTGGATTGTAAGGGTTGTAAATCGTTGTCATGTTTAATTCTTTCTGCGATACGTTCTGCGATTCCGTTTTCCATGACTCTTTCGAGTTTTACGACCGGCGCCGAACCATGGTTTACCAGTTCCTTCAGGAACGCTATTCATTATTGTCTCCATGTTCCCTATGATGTAGTCCATGGTGTATTGACCACCGAACTTCGCGGTTAGTATTGAGTTGATTGTAGCAGTCTGTTTATCCAGAAGAGCTTGTGATTTTGTCTGGAGGATCTTAACGATATTACTATCTGCCGGTATCTGCCCAAGAGCAGGTATCGTTTGAGTCCCGAATAAAAACGATTTCCACAATATCAACACGTAAACCATTGAAGGCCAGATAGTCTGTATATCCGACCATATTGCTCGATCATCTGCATTGTTTTTAAGATAACTTATGACGAATAGCGCTTCTCTCAGTTCTCTATATTGTAAAAGAGTCATTTCATCGGTCGTCATAACTCGCACGAACTCCTGCTCGATACCCGGGCTTGAGAGCTCTCCGGCAAGTTTTGAGCGCTGAATTGCGTTGAGCCCAGTTCCTTTGAAACCTGCTTCGCTGAGTGCACCACTGATAAGTCCCGTCATAACTCGATGTATATCTCGGGCATACAGCTCTATCACTGGAGTCAGATCACTGCTGTTGATTCTATAAAGACTTACAGTATTTCCAACACTTGGAGCCGTCTTCGGAATTACACGAATGTTCGGTCTGGAAATATCTGGATCCATAGCGACATATTCCCGAATCTTCATGACCGACATTGCTAAAAATTGGGTGTATGTGTACCCTAACTTGTTTGCTTGCTGCGTGATTTCAGAGCAGATGGTATAAATCTTGTCACTCTGTCCATCCACCCATTGCTTTTTGGTTTTCCCTTGATTGGGTATTTGTTTTTGGATCCAATTCCACAACTTCTCGCCGCCTCCGTAATTCTTTGTTTCCAATATCGCATACAGCATCTGTTTTATGAATTGCAGGTTAATACCGAACTTTTTGCCCTCGTCGATGACAATAAAGTGCGTGTTTGATTTAACTTGATTACATATTTCGTGTGCCCAACGATATTCTCGTTTGAGTTCTTTCTTGTAGAGGTCACCTCTATTCTTACCTGTCTTATCTGCTTCGTCTTTTAAGCCTTCGTAAATTCCGGCAGAGTAAAGCCCTGTGAAACACAGAGCCTGCATGACTGGAAATACGTGCTCGCATTCTGGGGCAAATTTAAACCCGTAACTTTCTCCGCCACGGATGGGCGTATCGCAAATCCAGCACATACTCTCCTGATTCTCAGGCCCTACGGTATTATTACACTGGGTCACTGGGGTGCTAGGTTCAAAAAAATCACGAAGAGCTCCCTTACGGACTTTCGTCGGAGCTTTACGTACCTTCTTTGGCGTCTTTCCTGTACCTTCTGCAGCCTCCTCGTCAGCAATACTTTTATTGACAACTTTGTCGTATAAGCGAGTGTATGTGTCTTCATCAAGACACTTTTTAATGGATTCCGTCAGTTCTCCAAACACGATAGATTGGTTTCTTTCGGCCTCTGCAATAGTCTGGGGGTCGTTTGCATCTGGAACATACCCGAACTCTCGCATGTTCACTGGAAGCAGAATGTCTTTGCTGGGGTTTGGGGCAGCTCCTTCGGCAATATCTATGATGGAGTATGTGGTGGTTTCTGCGACTAGATTCGGTAGAGTCGCAGGGTTATAAACTGCAGCACCTGGAGGTGCGAATAATTCTTCTGGGGGAACGACGGGTTCCTCTCTAGGTCTTTTTGCACCACCTTCAAGGTCCATTACTTGTATTGCGTATTTTATTCAGGAGCCACGTGCGTGAACGCGAACTCTGTAGCAACAAGCGCCTTGATCTTCTTATCAACAATTGTGTTATAACACTCATCTGCATTGGGAGTGCGCGTACTCTCAAAATACTCCTTGAGATGCGTCTGGAGGTCCTTCTTGGAAAGCGTCCATCCCTTACTCCACTGATTCGGTCGCTGAATCTTGATGACAGAGCCGTCATCGGACAAGCGAACCTCGTTGAAACTATGGAACTGCTGGTCACGAAGAATCTCTGCCATTTCTACTTCAAGAACCTTGCGATCATTACGGAGAGTATGGATTTCGGCGTTGAGTGCCTGAATGCGGTTATCAACATCGCGGTACGTCTCAAGGCGTGACTTCAGGCGAGCAAGCATCTTACGGTATGCTTCCGATCTATCTGTAAACTTAAATCCGTTTTCATAACAAGGATGTTTGTCGACGATAAAGAAGTCGATACACTTAGAGAAGCATATAACAAGGAACATCCTGGAGAACCGCCCATACCTCCAGGCAATATAGCCACAACATGGAATGCCCTACGCAAACGCCTTCAGTCCAAATGTAAAGATGGAGCTGCAGAATGTGTGGTGTCATCCCTTCTCACAAAACCCAAAGCCCCTGCATCCTGGAAAGAGAATCCAACGGAATGGTTATCTACGATTGAAATTGACAAGATCGAAAAGAGTTACACGAAGTTGTTTGCAAGTTACAATTACGTGGGTGCGTTTCCCATAGATTTTGGCGCAAAGTCCGAAACTGGGTCGTGTTTAGTCAGTGCTCTGTGTTCTATGGATATCCGTAAACTTGCGGCAAAAGGCAAGACCCAAATTGGCATTATCTTCAATACGGATGTGAGCACGGGTCCAGGCAAGCACTGGGTTGCGGTTTTTTGCGATGTGAGTCCAGATTTGGAGTATCCGCGCATGACATACTTTGATTCGTACGGCCATTATCCTGAGAAGCAGATTCAGCAATTAATGAAGCGGTGGAAGGAGCAGTGGGACGCGGGCGGGGGGCATTCGGCACCTATGGAGCTGACATACAACAAAACGAAACATCAGCGAAAGGGGACGGAGTGCGGCATGTATTCGGTGTATTTCCACTACTGCTGCTTGACTGGGATACCTATGGAGACTCGCATTCCGGATGACGTAATGACGGGACTACGAGGTGTCCTGTATCGCATATAAAATCTTAGGTAAAAACATACACAAATGGCGAATGTTTGGTTGACGCACGTCAAGTCTACGATGGCATCTATGAAGAAGGCAGGCACTTACAAGAAGGGCGATGGCCTAAAGAAGGTGATTATGGCCGCGAAGAAGACGTACAAGTCCACGCGCCGCGCGTCCAAGAAGGGTCGCCGCGGTGGTGGTGACCCCGATGATGGTTCTGCGACGCCTCTGACACAAGAAACCGATGAGACGAGGCTAGAAAGGGAAGAGAGAGAGAAGGCGGAAGCTGCTGCGGCGGCTTCTAATATGGGAGCTGGCTCTGACGTGGGAGGTCGCCGTCGTCGCAAGTCTCGGTCCACTCGTCGTAAGTCGCGTCGGTAAAAAAATCAGTATGTCTAACATATAAAGACAAATGGGTGGCGGTTTACTTCAACTCGTCGCACACGGAGCTCAGGATGCATACCTTTCTGGAAACCCCCAGATCACCTTCTGGAAGGGTCTGTTCAAGCGCCACACGAACTTCGCGATGGAACCGTTTCGCGTGAACTTGACTGGCGTGCCCGCGTGGGGCAATAAGCAGAGCGTGACGCTTGCCCGCCATGCCGACTTGCTGTATTCCACCTACCTCGATGTTGTTCTCCCTACGACGCAAATCGTGAATGGAGCGGAGAAGAAGGTTGATTGGAACAACGAGCAGGGTCGTTTGGGATACAACTTACTGGACTATGTCGAGCTCGAAATCGGCGGACAGTCAATTGACCGCCTGTACAGCGAGTACTTGTACCTGTGGGACACTCTAACGGCCGACGCGAACAAGAGTTATCAGTTGTACCAGATGGTCGGTGGCGGCGGTGATTCCCGTCGCAATGACGGTGGCCCAATGGCAGTGAATACTGCGGATGATGGAGTCAACACCAACACCGCAAAGTATGTCAACGGATATCGCCCTCCGGCCGCCTCTGCGAGCGTCAAGGCAACTGGTCGCCCGAGTTCGTCTTCAGTTCTGACGATCCCTCTGCCCTTCTCCTACACTCGCAACCCTGGTGCTGCTCTTCCCCTGATTGCCCTCCAGTACCACGAGGTCAAGATCAACATCCTCTGGAATAAGTGGCAGTTCGTGACTGCGAACTTCAATGGCCTCCAGCCCCCGCCTCCCACCACCGCGGTGATTCATGTGGACTACATTTACTTGGATGTGGACGAGCGCCGCCGTATGGCTCAGGAGTCGCATGAGTATCTGATTGAGCAGGTCCAGTTCAACGAAGACAAGGGTCTTGCGGCCGGCGCGAATCGCATTGACTTGACCTTCAACCACCCCGTCAAGGAACTCATCTGGGTCGTTCAGCCTGATCGTTTCACCAACTGCAAGATCGCGGACAAGACGAACAACAGTGTCGCTACATATGGCCCACCTCGTCCTGCTCTCCAGCCTACCCCGGCTCAGCAGACTGGAACGATTCGTAGGACTTCTCCTCTTGGAAGTGGTGCCCGCCTCACTCCTTTCACCTACACGTATCTTGACCAGTCTGGTGGGGCGACTGGAACATCTTTGGACGAGTTTGACCAGACATTCACGCAGCCCATCTTTGATATGCGCCTGCAGATCAACGGCCAGGATCGCCTGGATCGTCGCGGAGGCGACTACTACAATAGGGTCCAGAATTACCAGCACCACACTGGTACGATGCAGCCTGCAGGATTCGACACGACGCCTTACTTGCGCGTGACTCCCGCCACTAGCGCTGGTGTCGCGATGCCAACCACTCCGGCTGCTGATCATGTCACTGCGATCCCCCAGTCGCATCGCGCGATCTACACCTATTCCTTTGCGCTGAAGCCCGAGGAGAACCAGCCGTCCGGCACCTGCAACTTCAGTCGCATCGACACTGCGACCATCGTGATGAATATGTCCGGAAACTATGTTGTTGACGAGAACACCGACAATGTGTGGAATCTGCGCGTCTATGCCATCAACTACAACATCCTCCGCGTGATGAGCGGCATGGCTGGCATGGCATATTCCAATTAAATGTTCTCCAAATATAAATGGACTTTGAAGATGCATACGGTCCAACCAGTAACTCGTTAGCAAATGCGAAGGAAAATACTCCCGGAACTCCCCCACCCCCTTCTACTCCGGAGGTCCCGACAAAGACAGACCCGAAAGTCCAGACTGAATATACAACGGTCGCGATTGTTTCCGCAGTATTTTCCATACTGTTTTTCATTGTGTTCTCATACGGAGCAGCAAAGTTGTCGTACGACAAGTATCGCTCGGTTGGATGGGCAATTCTCGATTTCTTCTTTAGTTCGTTCTATTACCCTTACTATGCCATCGTCCTGAACAATCCGACAGTTATGGGCGGACGCCGCTAATCCAAATTAAAAACCCAAATAGCGTGTAGCATCTACTACACCATATTTGTGTTCTTCTGTACATCTATACATTTCATTACTCACACTTACCACTCCATCGCAATATCGTCCACGCGACACACAATATCTCCCTCTTCCGTCAACTTCGTGTTCAGTGCCTGAATATCCTCATCGAAGACCGTGCGCTCCTCGTCGAGACCCTCTGGCATTTTCGTCTCGTCCACGAGAATATCCACAAGTCCAGTTCCGCACGGCGGCTTCTGTCCGAACATGATGTTTGCCGACACGCCCTTCATGCTATCAAACTCTCCTGACAACGCGGCATTGAAGAGGACCTTGGAAGTCTCTTCGAACGACGAGCGCGCAAGCACACCAGAATCGCTCTTGCTCATACCGAATCGGTCCACGGACAGGATATGTCCAGGATAGGTCATCGTATCAATCAGCGTGATCATGTGGCGGTAGTTCACATACTCTGCACTAAAGACCTCCATGAACTCTTCATACATGGCTACACGCGCGGTCTCAATTCCAAACACCTCCACGATCTCGTGGACATCGTTCGAGAAGGAACGCAGAGGATCCACATGCTTGAAGGTCGCCAAATCCAGCAGATTCGTGCCCTCTACATCCAGAACATACTGCTTCAGCGGAACGAATCCACCTACTGTCTCGTCATACACAACCTCGGACTTGACTTCGCGAGGATATACCTTTCCAATCCCCTCAACTCCCGTGAGAATCGTGTCCAGCAACTTATCTTCAATGAATCGGAGCGACAGAGCATTCTTGGCCATATCGGTTCCGAACACAATGCGGAGAACCATCTTGTCTGGCGTGTTGGTGTCGCTGTGAATACAGTCGAACACGCGGAGAACCTTATTGTCCTGAATCTTGGATGTGATCTGTGTCATGTTTGCCACATTGCGTGCTGCCATCTCATGCTTGTCCAGCTCTAGACGCAGAATCCATGGAGACATACATGAATTACCCTGTGTGACTGAGAACTTCTCATACGACCTCAAAATATCAATGTCGTCGCCGATCGCAGTATCCACGGTTCCAGGATGAGGATCGTAATACATCCTGACCGAAATCGTGATATCGCGCAGAGTCGTCTTCTGGAGGTCACGCTTCACTGCAATCGTGTCGTTCATGGACTTTGCAATTTCAGGGTTCAGATACACGACATTGCCAGGATTCTTGGGGTTACGAGACACGCTCAGCAACTCAATGATGCGTGGCACACCCTGCGTAGCGTTCGCCTTGACGGTTCCAGCACTGTGGAAAGTATTTAGTGTCAGCTGGGTTGTGGGCTCACCAATGGACTGCGCCGCGAGCGTCCCTACCATCTCACCCGGATGGACGCGTGCCTTGATATACTTGAACCGAATATCGCGCAGAAGTTCGTCGAACATGTCCTTGGACATGCGCAACTTAAGGATGGATTTCTTGGGTGCGAAGTAGAACCGGACTAGCGCATGGAACACGAGGTTGTGACTCATCCATGGCTCCGCGCACAACTTGTTTAACTCTGCAGTCACATAGTCCGGAGTGAGGTCCGTCTTAGTGACATACTCGTTCGTATACTTCTGCTCAAGACGACGGAGATTGACTGGTGCCACAATCTTTTTCACATTCATGTAGCGGAAGACATTCTCGACTAGAAACTTACGATCCGCAAGAATCATATCCATCATGTCGGAATTCGTTGCCTGAACGCCATCCTTCATAACTGCTTGGAAGTCGTCGGCCGTTGCCGCGAACTCCTTGTACACTTGCTCCAGAGTCATGGAACCAAGATCGCATGCCTGTGCCTCAACATTGACAGTATCAATCCCATCACCACCGTACTGGAACTGAATCACTGCGCCGTTGGCGTTTCTCACCGTTCCGTCATACTCCACATGGAGATCTTCCATCGTCTTGACCAACTTGCGCTGAATGTATCCGGAATCCGAAGTCTTGACGGCCGTATCAATCAGACCCTCACGACCGGCCATGGCGTGGAAGAAGAACTCTGCAGGCCTCAGTCCTGTGATGAAGCTGTTCTGCACAAAACCACGAGACTCGGCAGAGTAGTCGTACCGCGTGAAGTGGGGGAGCGTGCGGTCCTGGAGAGTATACTGCACACGCTTACCAGCGATGAGCTGCTGCCCCAACATTGCCATCATCTGGGCGATATTGAGGTCAGAACCTTTGGAACCTGAGACCACCATTTCACGCATCCGGTTCTTTGCCGGAAGACCCTCCATGACCTTATTCACAACCTCGGACGCGGAGTTCTTCAGAGCATTACAGATCTGGTTTTCAAGTTCGTCGCCGTCCGGACGCCCTGAATCGTTCAGGAACATTCCGGCATGGACGCTGGACATGATGCGACTAACCTCCTTGCGCCCCTTATCGAGCGCATTCTCAATAGCCTCTGCGATTTCGGCATTCCCAACAAGATCCGAAGGACCCACCGAGAACCCGGAATACAGGTTGTACTTTGTGACAATGTTCTGGACTTCGTTGATGAACTGTCCGCATCGATCCGGTCCAAAGTCGTTGTAGATCACATGCAGAATACCATCCACTGCATCTCCAGAAGATCCACCAAACGCGCTCTTCTTCAGAAGACCCTTCTTGAGTTGTCCGTTCTTCAGCTGAATGCTTCCGTTGAAATCCATCAGAGGAAACGTGCTGGAAATCAGCTCCTGTCCCGACATGTTCATCTCCTTGCGACCATACGAGGACAAGGGCCTCTTCGTGCGACTCAGGATGTTCATGGCAATGTGTTCGGGAACCTTCACATCGGGCTGAGAGATGCGGAACGATCCGGTGAGTGTGTCCTGGAAGATCTGGATGATGGGTGAGTTCGTGCGCGGCGAAACAATCTGGCGCAGAACAGATGCGAGATACTTCAGCTCAGTCGCAGCAACGATGGATTGGGGCACGTGCATGTTCATCTCGTCGCCGTCAAAGTCCGCATTGTAAGGGCGAGTCGCAGACACGTTGAGACGGAAGGTGGAGTAAGGCAGAACACGAATGCGGTGGCACTCCATAGATGCTTTGTGGAGAGACGGTTGACGATTGAAGAGAACCACATCACCGTCAATCAGGTGACGATGCACGATATCACCCTGCTTGAGGTCTACCATATCCAGCTTCATGTAACGAAGACTCACGGTCTTGTCCTCGTCGCGCACATAGATGGACTTTGCGCCAGGATGCTTTGCAGGTCCATTGCGGATATAGGACATGAGACGGTCGCGATTGTATGGGGTCACTGCCTCAGGAAAGGTCAGGTTGCGCGCAATCTCCTCTGGAACACCGAGTTCGTCCACATCGATGTTTGCGTCGGGAGTAATGACTGTTCGTGCTGCAAAGTCCACGCGCTTCCCCATAAGGTTTCCACGCACACGTCCGGACTTGGCACCCATGCGAGACTTCAGAGTCTTCAAAGGCCTGCCCGAACGCTGAGCGGCCGGAGGAAGACCCTTAATATCATTGTCCACATAGGTCGCGACATCAAACTGAAGAACCTTGGTGTAATCATCGATCACAGCAACCGATTCGCCCTTATCAATCTTCTCACGCAGACGCTGGTTGTTTCGCACGATATCAATCAGCTTATGCGTCAAATCGTCTTCCATACGCTGATTGTCGTCCATCACAACGGAGGGGCGGACAGTGAGTGGCGGAACAGCGAGAACCGTGCAGACCATCCACTCAGGGCGACTGAACTTGGGATGGAACCCGATCGCAGAGACAGATGCGTCTGTCATGCGCTGGAAGCACCGCAGAACCATTTCCGGCTGAAGAGGGATAGGGTCTGCTCCTTGGACGGATAGAATCGCCGATAGTGTTGCTACGGTATTCTCTACCTTCTCGACCTTCTTTACCATATCGCTATTGCAGTGGGGACACGGGTAATTTCCGTCTTTCGTCCTTGTCTTGTTCTTGAACTGGACGGTTGCCTCACGCACCGCATTGAACTTGTCGATACCCGTCAGCGTCGTTGGAGTCTTTGCAAGCTCATCAGCAGTCATGTAGGGATTCGAGCAATTGAGACATACCACACTGAGAACCTTGCGAATATCGTCTAGGAACTGATAGAGGTAGACGGGACGCGCAAGACGAATGTGTCCGAAATGACCTGGACACAAAAGGTTGGTCTGCTTGCATGTGGAACACACCTTGCCATTCTCAATAACTCCGAACCGACTATCAAAGACGCCACCTGATACGGGTTGACCTGTTTGGAATGTCTTGTCGGTCGTCACCTCAACAACGCTGCGAGACACAATCTCATCAGGGTTTGCGATGCCAAACTGAACGCCAATAATAGTGTCGCCCATTCTTTCTATTACTATCTGATGCGTGTATATTATTCCGTTTTCATTGTGCTAACTCAATTGTAAGTTTCCAGAACTCGTCGTCTTCTAACATTTCCTTCACCATAACTTCTGGATACAGATCTGATAAATCAGAGACCCATTGTTCGAATTCAGGTCCTAATCTCTGCTTGAACTTTAGTTTGCGATCTTTGGACATGTAACGCAGGTACCTGGCAACATCCATAAAGACTGTGCGGGCGAATGCTTGGGTAAGGTATGAACTTTCGCTATCGTCTTTGAAATTACGGACCTTGGCATACCACTGCTCCATTGTAATTTCGGCAAGAAGAGTAATATGCCGAGAAAAACCTTGAAGTTGAAAGCAGTGCGACCCTCACGCAATCCGCAAAAGAAATGGGATGCGGTGTTTGACAGGGAAGGGCGTGAGAAGGTAGTGTCGTTCGGAGCAAAGGGAATGTCGGATTACACGAAGAATAAGAACAAGACTCGGAGGGCACTGTATATACAGCGTCATTCGGGTATGGGCGAACATTGGAAACAACCCGACACACCAGGGGCGTTGTCAAGGTGGATTCTGTGGGGACCTTCTACATCGTTCCGCCAGAATCTGAAGTCTTACAAAAAACGATTTCACTTATAGTTTTTGAATGATCACTTGATGTTGGCGTGTCGGATGTGCTACAACTCGTATGAGGCTTGAATAATCATTTAAAAATCGGTCAATGCCTGCTATGGTTTGTCGCCAATTTGCGTGGTAGTCGTCAAACACGATGTATCCGCCCGATTTCACCTTTTGAAATGACATTACGCCATCGCGATACACATACTCTGTCTCATGATTACCGTCTACGAAGATGATATCAAAAAAGTTATCTTCAAATGTTGGAACGATTGTGTCTGAGAACCCTCTATGTATACTAAATTTCGAACTGTTTCCAGTGTTTTGAATGTTTGTATTAAATGTATTCCAAGCATGCTCTTGAAGTCCTTTATACTCTGGATAGTCTGGGTAATCGACCCAAGGATCTACGCAATAAACCTTGGATTCTGGGTGAGAGCAGTAGGAATTTGAAATTATGATAGCATTTCCTCCATCGGCGCACCCAATTTCTAAATACTTTATCGGGCCTTCTGGTTTTGGAATAGAGGGAGCCCAGGTTTCTCCGGCGTTATTATAGTAAAATCGTCCTATGAAGTTTGGAGGAGGAGATGGCCATCCTGCCACTGCTTTTGCAGCTTTCGGTCTGCGAAAAGAAAGAGGGATGCTAGACATTTACATAATACATACATAAATCAATCGGTGGGATGTCCGAGTGGTTAAGGAGGGAGTCTTAAGAACTCCTGCTTCATAGCGCGCGGGTTCAATCCCCGCTCCCACCAAGCCGGTGAGATGTCCGAGTGGTTAAGGAGGCAGTCTCAAGAACTGCTGTTGAAAAACGCACGGGTTCGATCCCCGTTCTCACCATTATTTTTAGCATTCCAATTGAACAACTGAATATACATAAAAGCAACTGTTCCGATCACGATGGGATACCAAGGTTCCATTCTGATTTGAATGCTTTATTGTTTTATTCAGTTTGCTCCGCGGGAATCTCAACTGGAGGCTCAGAGGCAACCTCGGGGACAACGTCGGGGAGAAGGACTTCAGGAACTACTTCAGGAGCTACTTCAGGAACAAGTTCAGCAACAACCTCAGGCTCAGGAGTAACTTCGGGAACAACCTCAGGAGTAACTTCAGGGACAATCACTTCAGGAACAACCTCAGGAGTAACTTCAGGGACAATCACTTCAGGCACAACCTCAGGCTCAGTGACAACTACTTCAGGAGTAACTTCAGAGACAATGACTTCGGGGAGAACTTCAGGCACAATAACTTCAGGAGTAACTTCAGGGACAATCTCGGGGACAACCTCAGGGGCAATCACCTCAGGCTCGGGAACAACCTCAGGAGTAACCTCGGGGACAACCACTTCGGGGATAACTTCAGGAGTAACCTCAGGGACAATGACTTCAGGAACAACCTCGGGGACAACCTCAGTCACAACTTCGGGAACTACTTCAGGGACAACCTCAGGCTCAGGAGTAACTTCGGGAACAACCTCAGGAGTAACTTCAGGGACAATCACTTCAGGAACAACCTCAGGCTCAGGGGCAACGACTTCAGGAAATACTTCAGGTGCAACTTCAGGCTCAGGAAGAACTTCAGGAGTAACCTCAGCAACAATCTCAGGAGTAACTTCAGGGATAATGGCTTCAGGCACAAGCTCCGTAGCAGGCTCAGCAGCAATGACAGGAATAACAACTTCGGGAGAAAACTTCGTAAATGACATCGCTGCAACGACTCCGGCAACCCGGATGTTCCAAGGGAACGGGATACTGGATAGTATCCCGGAACTCAACTTTTTCAAATCCCACGCAGGTTTCATTTATATTATCGAGACAAAAACGGATTTTGGGACTTTTAATTCAAAAGTGTATCGAAGAAATGGACGACCCAAAGACACGCAGAGACAAGAAAAAGGATCAGC